TTTTATTTATGCCGTCGACGACGGTTACTCAACCGGTGACTCCTCCAGTGGATGACGAGCCGGCTTTACTCCCGGCTCCGGAGCCTTTGATCCTCGCAACCTCGACGAGTGTCACTGAGCCGGAGCCGTTACCGCCTGGAGTTAAATGTCTCGCTGACTGTCCGCTCATCGAGGCTCTTAATAATATAGTCGAGGACTTTGTACGGCTGACGTACCAGGATAAGCCGGTGCTGATCGAGATCGCTGAGTGTGAGTCGACGTTTCGACACTGGGATCCATACACGGGAGAGCCGCTGAGTAATCCAAACAGCTCAGCAACGGGAGCGATGCAACTTATGGCGTCATATCATCGAGAGCCGGCGAGTAATCTCGGATGGGATATCGATACGCTCGAGGGTAATCTCGCCTATGCTGAGTACCTTTATGATACTGAGGGCGTTACTCCCTGGGAGGCTTCTCGTCATTGCTGGGGGAGTGCAAATATGGCTCTAAACAACACTATCTCGGGAGATAAGGGGGTCTTCCCTACCCTCCTCGCTGTCCGGTAAGAGGGCTCGAGGGAGGTGATTCGAGACACACGTCGACGGGGGAGAGAGGAGTGGTATACTTTTATATATGGGAAAAACTGAGATCACACTAATCGGGATCAAGTCTTTAAAGGCGGCGATCAAACGTAATCCAGCTCGAGTAAAAAGACGAGCTCGGACTTTTTTGCAACGTGGTCTCGCCGTTTATCGTCGAGGGATTATAAACGATCCCTGGAGAGTTGGTGGTCGTGGTGGTGGTGCTCCGGTAAGTAATGATCCTCGGTATCGTACGAGTAGTAATCGAGGCTATCAAAAAGCTCGATCTGGTAATCTCCGGGATACTCATAAAACTGAGATAAATGGTCTAGTCGGTATGATCGGTCCAAGTACACAAGCCGCTCCGTATGCGGCAATGGTACACGGTGGTACTCGTCGTATGAAAGCTCGACCGTGGTTGGACTATACTAAAAAGTCTAAGTCTGGAGAGATCGCTAAGCTCTATCGTGGTATGCTTAAAGAAATTGTCAGAGATCTCGCAAAATAATAACTATGTACGTACAACTCATACAAAAGATTAAAGATACTCTCGCCGCTACAAACGGGGTCGCCTCTTATAGCATCGTCCCGGGAGAGGAGATTACCTCGTACCCTCACGTATTTTTTAAGCCGGACTCTTTTAGTAATGAGTTTTTAACTGGGCAAGATAATGAGGTAATCTATAATTTTCTAATGATCGTAATGGTCACGGCTGAGGGTACTGGAGGATCAGCTGGAAAGGCTTTTGCTGAGGTGCTCCCCTCTGTCGTCGATAGTATCGTCGCTCAGTTTAACGCTGACTGGGATCAAGGGACGATCGGTGGTCATCGAGTACGAGCTCTCGTCGACTCAGCGTCATCCTGGGAGCTGTCGGAGGAGGATAAGGGTCTGGTCGCTTATGCTCCCCTCTCATTACAGATTAAGACTATACTTAATATCTAATGTGCTATTATTAAGATACTTTAAAAGAGTGTAATTATTTATTTATGAGTGAAATTATCGGACGAAATATAGAGATCGGAGTCGCTGTCGAGGCGACAAGAGGGACGGCTGAGAGTACCGCTGACAAGTGGGGTCGTAAAATGACAGCTAACATTGTCGAGCGAGCGACTCACACTGTCGACGAGACGACTCGAGGAGTGCTCGAAGAGGGTATGGGACGACGAGTCGTACAGACTTTTATTGAGGGAGATATGGAGGGTATCGCTCATGCTGATATGATCGGATATCTTTTTGCTAATCTCTATGGACTAGCGGTATCGACTGAGGTCGAGACTGGAGAGGTTTACTCTCACGTCTTTAATCTCCGTCAGAATATCCAGCACGCCTCTCTCACTCTTTTCGCTAAGGACGGATCTGTCCAGCAATCTACTTTCGCTAATGCGATGATCTCGACAATGGAAATCTCAGCGACGATCGATGATTATGTAAGATTTACCGCCGGCTTTATCGCCTCTCTCGCCGCTAGTAATTCTGATACTCCGAGTTACGACACTGAGTATGACTGGATCGCTCGAGACATTACTGTAAAGATCGCCGGGACTGAGGCTGGTCTATCTGGAGCGAGTGCTGTACCAGCTAAAGGACTGACGGTATCGTTTGATCAAGGACTTATCCGGGATCACGTTATCGGCTCATATACTCCGGATGATGTGTACAATGCGAAAATGATGATCGAGGGTACGATGACTCTAAACTTTACAGACGAGACGTATAAAGATTACTACCTCGGTAACGATGAGCTGTACCTCAGTATCACAATTACTGGAGAGGCTGACATTACTGGAGGATCTAATCCAGAGCTTGAGCTGTTACTCAATAAAGTACAGATCACTGACTGGAATCGATCCGGAGACGCCGCTGATCTAGTGACTCAAGAGATTACGTTTCGAGCGTTTTATAACGCTGGAGATCAGAAAGCCTCCCAGGTCACGCTCGTCAATAAGACAGCGAGTTATCCAAACGTACCGACGTCATAATCGACACAATAAAAAAGCCTCCCAGATCGGGAGGTTTTTTGTTATGAGTATCGTCTTTGAAACTTTGACTCGCTCATAAATGACAATCTAAATATATCGATGATGGCGATGATCACTGGTATAAATGTCCAGAAAAAGAGTAACATTAAAAGTCCTCTCTTACTCTCTCCGAGATAAAATCGGTGTCCTCCGATCCCTCCGGTAAAAATTGCTAACAGTATCGCTATCCCTTTATTTTTCATATGTTATCATATAAACATATTAAGCAATAAATTACAACTATGGAAATGCAATTATCGGAGTACAAGGTAACAATTAAAGAGGAGATGAGCTGGGGAGACTCAGAGCAGATCCAGGCTGTGATTATGAGCTCGCTAAAGATCGACGCTAACGCTCGTAAAGAAATCGAGAAAGGAGGCGACTCTATGGATATTAAAGATATGCAACTCGACGGAGCGGCGGTCCTTAATTCTAAGGTCAAATCAGCTGAGTGTCTGATCACTAAAATCGTATCGACCACTAAGACTGACGGAGGAGTGCTCGAGGGAGCTCCGGTCAAGTTTACTCGAGAGTGGTTATTTTCACTGACTCGATCTGACGGAGCTAAGCTAATGAAAGCGATCGACGATGTACGAGCTAAGTCTGGAGACGAGTCTGAGATCGAGGGAAAATAGGAACGGATCACGAGTTACGCTTTGAGCTTGAGGGTAAGCGTCCGGCGAGTACCTTTCTGATAATGGAGATACTCGCTCAAGAGTACGGCTGGACTCTGACTGAGATCCGATCATTATCGACGATAGACGTGATGGCTCTCTGGAGAATAGTCATAAAAAGGAGGGATCTGGAAAAAGCTCAGAGTAAGAAAGCTGGTCGATAGTGTATAATTTATTTATATGGATAGTCGTCAATTAAAACTAGTACTCCAGCTCCAAGATAACGCCTCTAAAGAGCTCCGTAAAATGACGGGAGAGCTTGATAAAACTGGTAAGTCAGCTGGTCGAGCGTCCGGGAGTTTCATGTCGATGGCGAAAGGAGTCGCCGCTGTAGCCGCCGCTTATATATCTGTACGTAAGGCGTACGATGCGGCGTCTTTAGGCGTGAGGATTGCGGCTGATATGGAGACCGCTCAAGTCGGTCTGACAACCTTGCTCGGAGATGCTGACGCCGCTCAGCGTACGATCGATCGTTTGAAAGTCGAGGCGGCTCGTACTCCTTTTGAGCTCCCTGGACTAACGCAAGCGACTCAGCTCCTTACGTCTGTTACTAAGGATGGAGACAAGTCTATCGATATCCTCCTCGATGTTGGTGAGGGTCTCGCCGCTATGGGTAAAGGTCAACCGGAGCTCGATCGTATTATCGTTAACCTCCAGCAAATTGCCGCCGTCGGTAAAGCGGCGACGATCGACATTAAGCAATTCGCTTTCGCTGGTATCCCGATTTACGAGATGCTCGCTGAGACGACTGGTAAATCTGGAGAGGCTCTCGGAGAGCTGATCGAGGACGGTGGTGTCACGTTTGATCTTTTGACTAAAATGTTTGACGAGGCTAATGATGAGGGCGGTAAGTTTTTTAACGCTTTTGTTAACCAGTCCGGGACGTTTAACCAGGCGTCGTCTAACATGAAAGACGCTTTTGGTATTCTTATGTCTGATATCGCCGTCAAGTCTGGTCTCTTTGGTTTCCTTACTGACTCGATGATCGGAGCGTCAAATGTGATGGGAGACTGGGAGGCTACAATCGGTCGAGTAAAAGAGGGGATGACTAATATCTTTAATATAATCGACGAAAAAACTCTCCTCATTACTCACTTAAAAGGAGCGTTTCAGTCTGTCGCTGAGACTTTTAAAGATCTCCTCGGTCCGGCTTTAAGTGATCTCTGGATTGCTTTACAACCGTTACTCCCTTACTTAAAAAATCTCGGTATCGTAATGGGAGGTATGCTGATTATTGCTTTACACGCTCTGATCGCCGCCTTTAGAATTATTGCGACTGTACTTGCTATCGCTCTCCAGGCGATCACTAACTTGATTACGTTTATTGTCGATACGGCGACGTATGCTTTCCGGACACTCCAGAACGCTGTCGAGATCCTTGCGGCGGTATTTACTGGAGACTGGGGTGGTGCGATCGATGGTGTTAAAAATCAGATCGCTGATCTCATCGACTGGGTGGGAGATCTGATCGATATGTTTAAGCGAGCGATCGATCTAGCTAAAGAGATCGGAGGTGGTGCTATCGACTTTGTTAAAGATGTCATCCCCGGTCGAGCAATCGGAGGACCGGTAAAAAGTCGATCTCCTTACATTGTCGGAGAGCGTGGTCCAGAGATGTTTGTACCGAGTCAGTCTGGATCTATCGTCGCTAATAATAAACTCGGAGGAGGAGCTGGGTCTGGTACTGGAGTTACTGTTAACGTATACGGTGACGTCTCTGGTAAAGAGCTCGTCGCTCGAGTCGAGCAAGCTATTGCAAAAAGTATCCAGCGTCGGATCCGGACCACTTAATTAAATTATGTCTTTAGTAATTACAATCAACTCAGTCGATCGGACTAATGATGTCGCTCAAGAGTCGCTCTCTTTAGAGATGCAATTAAGCAAGTCACCATCCTCGCTGTCTTTTGATATGGAGGGTATTAAAGATCCTCTCCCGGTCACTGGTCAAAGTGTTGTACTAAGTGAGGATGGGACTGATATTTTTAAAGGGACTATCATCGAGAGATCTGACTCAGTGGTCGGCGGTCAAATGTTACAGTCTTACTCATACGTCTGTCTCGATGGTTTTTATGAGATGGATCGGAGGCTGGTCGTCAAGGCTTATAATGATACTGACGCCGTCTCTATCGTCCAGGACTTAGTCGATAACTTTATGGTCGGGTTTACTTTAGACGCTCCAGCTACATCTCCCACAGTTAATACCGCTCGCTTTAATTACGAGCAACCGTCCAGATGTATTACTAAAATCGCTAACGGTGTGGGATGGGACTGGTACGTCGACGCTGGTAATGTGATCCGGTTTTTTCCAGTGTCAGAGCTTGTCGCTCCGATTATCATAAATGATGACGGAGGGTCTCTTGAGTTTAACTCTCTGACTTTTGAGTCAAACGTAACGGAGCTCCGTAATCGTATTTATGTCCGAGGCGGTCGATACAGTGACGCGATCTCAAGTGCTGACGCTGTCGACTTGTACGAGGCTAACGGGATCGATCAGACGTTTCCTTTAGTGTATCGATACAGTAACGTCCAGATTACAGTTAATGAAATCGACCAGTCTGTCGGAGTCGACTTTATAAATCAGATGATCGATACTGAGGCGTCTCTCGCTACAGGTGCGGCGACGAGTGCTAACACTAATCAGCTGATCGATACCGGTGCGACGTTTGTTACTGACGGAGTATCAGTCGGAGATCAAGTCAGTAATACCACTGACGCAACTTTTGCGATCATCGTATCAGTCGACTCCGAGACTGAGCTTACTTTAAATCGAGATATCTTTTTACTAGGGACTGAGACATATACTATCCGAGAGAGGCTCCTCGACTGTCTTTACAATTTCCAGGAAAAGCTCGTACGATTTCCGGAGGGTACTCTCCTCGCTGACGATGTCGTCCGAGTGTTTGGTAATGCTCAGATCCCTCTCATCGTCCAGGCTGAGGATCCGACGTCGGTCCTTGCTTATGGTGAGAGAGAGGGTATCGAAATTGATAAGACTATCAACTCTATCGAGGAGGCTGAGATCCTTGCTTTCGCTCGACTGGATCAGTGGAAAAACGGATCTAAAGATGGGAGCTTTCAGACAAGAGAAAAAGGTCTGATCGTCGGTCAGACTCTTACTATAGACTCTGATAAGTTTGGAGTCTCAGAGGATTATAAAATAAATAAGATCTCCGGGAGTATGAACGGATCGGACGAGTTTATTTATAAGGTCGATTTTCTTAAGTCTGGTCAGACGACCTTTACTGATATCGTTATCGGTCTCATCGGTAAGTCCAGAGAGGAGATCGAGATCAGTCCTAATGAGGTCATCCAGCGTTTCCGTAAGGTCGATGACGCTTTTAGTATGAGCGATGAGATTGTTAGTGTAACTACTACTGAGGGTCCTTATGGGTATGGTCCGGTAACCACTCTTACTGAGGCTCGTTATAACTTTGCAACTTACTCAGGACCACCGCCAGTAGTTACAGTGGCAAGTCCTACCTCTATTACAACCACTACCGCCACTTTGAACGGAGAAATTACTGAGCTTGGAGCTGATACCTTTATCACTCGCGGCTTTAGGTACAGCACCGATAGCACTTTTGCCTCAGGAGTGTTTACCAAGTCTGAGAGTAATGCTTATGATATAAGTGCTGCTAGCTTTGATGAAGTTGCTTTGGATGTTTCAGGACAACAGAATATTCCAACTTCGATTCTCTTTAATGAAACTGGTACTGTACTTTATGTTATTGGATTTATCGGAGCCGAAAATATTTATGCCTACGACCTTTCTACCGCTTACGACATCAGCACCGCCAGCTTCGATGAGGTTGTGTTGGATGTATCTGGACAAGAAAGTATCCCAACAAAAATAATGTTTAACGACGATGGTACTGTGCTTTATGTTTTAGGATGGAGCGGAGACGACGTCAACGCCTACGACCTAAGTACGCCTTACGACATCAGCACCGCCAGCTTCGATGAGGTTGTGTTGGATGTTAGCGATGAAGAGTCTCAACCCTGGAGCCTTTTATTTAATCAAAATGGAAACACCTTGTATTTATTGGGAGACAATGGCAATATTTACGCCTACGACCTAAGTACGCCTTACGACATCAGCACCGCCAGCTTCGATGATGTTGTGTTGGATGTATCTGGACAGGAGGATGAAACACGAGTTATGCTCTTTAATAACACAGGCAGCATCCTATATGTTGTGGGAAATGAAGGCACTGACGTCAACGCCTACGACCTTTCTACCGCTTACGACATCAGCACGGCTAGCTTCAATCAGATTGCTTTGGATGTGTCTGGACAAGAAAGTGAACCACGAGAATTGCTATTCAACGACACAGGCACGGTTCTTTATTTAATAGGAAATAGCGGCGACATCAACGCCTACACCATGCCGAACTACCCCGACGAAACTTACTCACTAGGAGTCACTGGCTTAACTGCCGGAACAACTTACTACGTCCAGGCGTTTGTAGAAAATGCTGCGGGTACTAAATACAGCGACACTACAGAAAGTTTCACCACTTAAAAATGATATACTTCAATTATGTTAAAAGACAGTTTTAGTTTAAAAGGCGAGGTTAAATGGATTAAGTCCAAAAACGGTATCATCCTCGCTGAGTCTGAGTTTATGCCTAATAAAGTCGTCGGTAATGCTGAGCGAGGGATTTATATTTTTCTGGACAGACTTGTCGCTATAAATACTCACTCAGCTAATATCAGATATGCTGATATCGGAGATGATAATACTCCAGCGACGGCGTCTGATACTGATCTCGGTAATGGTCTCGTCCGGGCTCAGATCGGAGCGGTCAGTCGATCTGGTCTGACGGCTGATTTTCGCTTTTTTTATGCTGATACACTGACTCCGGATGATACCTATGAGGAGTTTGGTATGTTTGTCGATGGCTCGACAGCGGTCGGATCGGGTCAGCTGTTTAACCATCTTGTCTTTAGTACTCCTCTCGTAAAAGCAACCGGGGAGGACCATACAGTCGTTTGTCGGATTACTGGAGCGGTTTAATGTATAATAATAAATATGGCTAAAGATGCACAACCAGACGCAATAATCCGAGCGGATCATTTTCAGCAAAAAGCTGATCGAGATGCGACTCCAGCTAATAACGAGGGTAAGGTCCCGGTTAACGAGGCTAATGGTAAGCTTGATCCTGCATTTGTACAATTGCATAACGCAGGCGATGGCAGTGATGGTGCACTTAATGTCGGTGCGGGTGTTACTACAATTCTTAATGCCGGTCAGGTATACAATTACACAACAATCACAATAAACGAGACAGGCACATTAAAGTTTGTTGGCGAAGGTTGGGCTATCCTAAGAGCAACTGGTAATGTCGACATCGCAGGGACAATTCAGCTAAAAAATGTAATTTTTAAAACAGGAGGCCTAGTCACGTACAATCTTTCTCTTGCAGGTGGCACACCGCTTTCTGAACTTGGTATCGGCGGTACAGGTGCGACTGCTGGAGGTGATGACGGAAGTGTTAATCCTAGTGACGGAGCTGGTGGAGCTGTTTTATCACCAGGTAACAACGGTAATGGTTCTACCCTTGGAGGAGGGGGAGGAGGAAGTAATGATACAGAATCAGTTGGAAATCCAGGATCCTCAGCTACAGATAAAAATGGTGGAGAGGGAGGTTCTAACTCAGGAGGAGACAACAATGGATCTGGTGGAGGGGGAGGGGCTGGAGTTGGTGATGGAAATGGAGGAAATGGAGGTAGAGGAAGCAAGCGTGGAGGTAGTGGAGGTAGAGGTGGCGACAGTGGTAAGGAGGGAGGTAACGGAGGTCAGGGTGGTCAAGCTAGGTACGCTGGAGATGGTGGCAATGGCTTTGTCAATGGTGGAAATGGTGGAGACGGTGACTCCTTTAATAATGGAGCTATTGGTGGGCGAGGTGGTGACGGTGGCGAACAAGCTGGAAATGGCGGAGATGGTGATGGAAATGATGACGACGGCCCAGTAGGAGGTAGAGGTGGAGATGGAACAGGAGGATGTGTTCCTCTTCTTCTTTATACTGCCGGAGATTTGACTTTCTCAGGAATTATCAATTCATACGGCGGTCACGGAGGCAACGGTGGTACATCGAACAACACTATTGGTGCAGGAGGCAACGGCGGCGACGGCGGAGATGTATTCTTGTTATACGAGGGAACTTTGTCAGACACAGGTGTAATCAATAACTATGGTGGAAGAGCCGGACAACCCGGTACGCCAAGCTCAAACGGCGACTTCAGTATTGCTGGGAGAGCAGGTAAAAGTGGCTCAAAAATAATAGCAAAGCCCTTTTACTAACAATCATTATGACTAATACTAGGGTTAAAACTCCGGATAATATGTTTAGCGAGAAAGACGTAAAAAATTTAATCCATGACGCATTTAATGAGGAGGAGGGTCTCCGAGCTGAAATTAAATCCGATATTAAGACTGAGCTAAAGCTTGCTACTTTTCAAGTGTTTACTGCTATTGGTGTCACTATGATTGTCTCAATCGTATCGGTATCTATTTACCTCGCAAATCTCCGGAGCGATGTCGATAACTTACAAAATAATCAATTTAACAGCGATCAGGCGTCTGTCTTACGTGAAAGAATTGAGGTCAATACTGAGGCAATAAAGGAAGCCGCTACAGGAGACAATCTCCAGAGAGTTGAGGAGACTTTAATACGACTGGATGAGAGGATAAGAAACTCAGGAATCTAATGTGCTATCATATAGGTATGAAAGCAAATCCTATACATTATTATTGTCTCGTCGATAAGTCAGACCGGTCCTGGAAACGTCGGATCGATTCGTTTATGGCTGAGATGGAAAGGACTCACTCTTG